ATACCCTATCTACAGGCTACAGAGGGATTAGGGTATCAAGATGCTCTATTAGAATCGTTCAAGCGTGACCCGATGGTTCAGTCTTTGTACGCCAAATACGGTGTGCAGCCTGTTCGTCAGACAAAAGACGGGTCTACCTATCTATATGACCCCATGACTTTTGGTGAGATACGCACCAAAGAAGTCAAAGATACCTCTGTTAAAGATGCCCTAAAAATTGCAGGTATCGTAGGTCTATCTGTTTTTGGTGGTGGAGCACTTGCTGGCACGGCTGCGTTCGGCGGCGGTACTTCCGCAGCAGGTACTGCGTTAGCCAAAGGTCTTACCTCTGCTGGAGTTACTGCGCTTACGGGCGGGGACACTAATGACATCTTAAAATCTTTTGCTTTGGCTGGGGCAGGAGGATATGCAAAGGGGCTTAGCGCCAACGCAGCAGATTTAGCAAGCAAAGCAGCGGAGAATGCATTTACTTTGGGTGGTGCAGCAGATCCCGCATTATTCGAGGCCGCAAATGCTGCTGCAAAAACTGCTGAAACATTCAACAAGGTAGTAGCAGGAGCTAAATTCGTAGACGCTGCGATAGACGGAAACGTAGCAGGTGCAGCTATATCTCTGGTTGGCCCTAAATTCACTAAAGCAGCAATGGATAAAGTGGGGCTAGATAAAGAGTTTTTAGATGGCTACAACATAAACCAAGACGATGCTGTTGCGGGGTTTGTTAAAACCGAACTTGAGTTAGCGAAAGGTACCGATTTTGGTGATGCTATAGCTAAGGGTTTTGAGGAATACATAAAAGAGGGCGGTGCATTAGCGCCAAACAACATGAAGACCCCGGAGTTTATTAAGAAGATAGGAGACGTAATATCAGAGACCGGCAGTCTCATAGACGATACTTTTTTACAGCCCGCAAAAGGGTTTGTAGAAGGCACGGTCAAGGTATTGGGTGATGTAGCAGAACCTGTGGTTGACGTTATCGAAGATGTAGCAGGTGCTGTGGTAGAAAAAGCACCACTCATAGAAGATGCAGTTAAGGCCACAGGAGCGGCAGTAGAAGATGTTGTTAAACCGATAGTCGAGCCGATCATAGACGCTGCACCCGTTGTAGAAGATGCAGTGCGAGCGGTAGGCTCTACCGTAGATGACGTAATCATAGAACCAGCAAAAGAGTTAGTAGAAGAAGTAGCACCAGTTGTAGAAGACGTAGTGAAAGATGTAGGTTCTGCTGTAGACGATGCCGTTTTGCAGCCTGCAAAAGAAGTTATTGAAAGCGTGGTAGAGGCAATACCAGAGCCAAGTTTGCCGGACATTGATCTACCAAGTATTGATGTTGACCTACCTGAAGTTGACCTGCCCAAGGTTGATCTACCTAGACCTAGCGTATCTATGCCTACACCTACGTTTACGCCTACACGCGCCCCCTCTTCCCTTATCCGCACCCCCGGCATACTGCAAGAGACAGGTGCAGAGCTGTTTGATCTCGGGGATCGTGAAGAAAGACGCACTAGCGATGACGACATAACAGCTTTCTTAGCTAGCCTTGCGGGCGGTGGCATGGCAAATGGTGGTGCGGTCAGAAACTCTTATGGTAGTCTTGACGAGCTGCTACGTATAGTCGGAGGCAAGTGATGAGTGTACTAGATTTTCTTGAAGTCGCTAAAAATGAAGAGTTTAACCCGTTAGAAGATGATCTTGCTGCTTACATGGGCGGTTCTAAATTTGATGACAAAGGGTTCAACTTAGATTTTCTTGATGCTTTAGGAACCGGAGATTTATCCGACTATTCCGGCAACTTTGACGATCAAGGTTTTAACATAGATTTTCTTGATAACATTTTTGGCACATCTGGTGGCTTCAGTGACGATATTTTTAGTAATACTTCTAACCTAGAAGCTCTTTTAGCAGCCGCACAAGGAGACTCTAAAGAAGACAAACCAAATGCTTTCGAGAGTCTTCTTGGGGGCTTGCTCGGTGGCGGGTCTAGCGGCAAAGGAGACCTAAACTTAGGTCAGTTAGGTTTAGCTCTAGGACTATCTAGCTTCTTAAAAGATAGAGGTGCATTCAGCCCTGATATGGCACCTGTGGGATACCAAGGTGAAGTGCCGCGATATACTGCGGTACGAGAACAAGTTACAGGCAGAGACGACACAGACCGTCGTCCCGGCAGTGGTGGTAGACGGTATTTCTCTGACACCATGTTTGCTAAAGCGCCTGAAAACGAAGAACCAATGTCTGTAGAAGCTGCTCGCGCTGCGGCTAAATCACAAGCAGCAGGGTTTATGGGAGGCGGTTCAGTGCTGCAAGGCGGTGGTTACTTACAAGGTGATTCTGATGGGCAAGCCGACCTTATCCCCGCTGACATTGACGGTGTGCAAGAAGCACGGTTGAGTCACGGTGAGTTTGTGCTACCGGCAGACGTGGTAGCAATGTTGGGTAACGGTAACTCTGACGCAGGTGCAGAGGCGCTTGATGATTTTATGAAGAGCGTACGTACCAAAGCCACAGGTACGCCAAAACAACAGAAGAATATAGACGCAGATCAAGTGCTTATGATGCTGTCTAAAAGGATGGGATAGGTTATGAGTAACGGCCTTACAGTAGAAGATCCTAACAGCCCCGTAGGACAAATATCTGGAACTAACCAAGGACTAGCGGAGTTTGCTGGCCCTTACGTTACAGAGATGCTTGGTAGAGGACGTGCACTAGCAGAAATGCCGTTTCAAGCGTACGGAGGCCCACTTACTGCTGGCGCTAGCGGATTGCAAGAACAGGCTTTTGCTGGATATGCAGGGTTAGATCCTAACCAGCAAACTGGCATAGCTTCTTTTGGCGGTGATATGACTGCTGGACAACAGTTTGGTTTTGGTGATGCCGCAGGACAAGGCTATGAAGCAGGATTTACCCCCGGCTCCTACGATTTGTCTGGTATGCAGCAAGGTACGTTTCAAAATATGTACACCCCTGAAGCATTTACGGGGGCTGCTGCACAACAATACATGAACCCATACTTGCAGGCTGCGTTAGAACCGCAATTGCGAGAAGCAAAACGACAAGCAGAAATGCAACGTGTTGCAGATGCTGGTCGATTGACTCGTGCCGGTGCTTTCGGTGGATCTCGTCAAGCTATATTAGAGTCAGAAGGAGCGCGTAATCTAGGTACGCAGCTTGCGGATATTACTGGTAGAGGTTATTCCGAGGCTTTTGGTCAAGCGCAACGACAGTTCAACACTGAACAGCAACGTGCAATGGCTAACCGCGATGCCATGATGGCTCAATTTAACGAACAAGAACGTATGCGCCAGCGTATCGCTGAAGTCGGAGTAGATCAGTTTAATAAAGAAGAAGCAGCGCGGCGGCAAGCAGAAGAAGCACGACGTGGGCAGTTCAATATAGAAGCAGGTCGCCAAGAAGCACTTGATGAATCTCGTAGAAGACAATTTAATGAAGAACAACGTCGGGAAATAGAACGCCAAGAGCGTGAACGTGAGCAGTTCAACGAACAAGAACGTCGCAGAATAGCAGCCGAAGAAGCTGATCGTCGGTTTGGGTTGAGCGCACTACGAGACATGCGTGCCGCCGGACAAGAACAGCGTGGTATAGAACAAGAAGGTATTACTGCTGACTACTTGCAGTTTCAACAAGAACAGCAATACCCGTATGAGCAGTTACAGTTTATGCAGTCGCTGCTACAAGGACTACCAATTACCGCTACTTCTCGTCAGTTTGTCGAACCCGGAGGTTTTCAAGAAATAGGTGGCGGTGTAGGCGGTATTTTAGAGTTATTGCGTAGGATAGGATGATGTTGGATAACCCTCTTAGTCAGATAGAACGCACTAAAGACGCCTACGCAGGCAACATGCAGGGGCTGCAAAAACGCGCCAACATGACCAAGGAATTGGTTGATCTGCTTGCTATGCAGCAACTAAAGCAAGACCTAGATGCTATAAAACGTAACCAAGCCATGCAGCAACAAGGCAATCCTGCAACTATCAAAGAACAAATGCAGCAAGGTCTTATGGGCGAGTATCGCCAGCAAGCCGCAAAAGAAATGGGCATAGGCCCAAGCGAGATGGACGTTGTACAACGCGCACGACAGGGTATGCCTCAAGGTATGCCACAGCAACAACCGCGAATGGCTCAAGGTATGATGAGTCAGGCACGCCCAGTGCAGTTAGCTGGTGGTGGCATTGTTGCGTTTCAAGAAGGTGGCCCTACTAAAGATGAGTTAGCCAAATTTCTAAAAGCAGCGGCAGAAAAACGTCGTGCGTCTGAGCCTAGTCCGTCGTCTATTGAGCAAACACCTAGACAAAGAGAGATGCAAGAGCTAATAGCTAGGTTAGCAGAACGTCGTGGAAATCCTCTTATAGACCTATCAGGTACTAAGACTGAGATACAAGAACGCGAAAGAAGTAGAGCCTTGCAAGAGGAAATGGAGGAAATGTTTACTCCTAAAACAGGGGGTATACAGGTAGGGCAGATGCCTCGACCAGAACCTATTGTAGATGAAGGAATTGCATCAAATTTGCCTCCTGCACTTAACCCCAACTACGTGCCCCCTGCACTTAGTCCGCGAACGCCTCCCGGTGGAGGTGTTTTAAGACCAGAAGATCCAACACCTACAAAACCTGCCCCTAGCATACAAGATCGGCTTGATGCGGTAAGAACTTCCGGTATTGCTGCAGGCATAGATCCTTACCAGTTAGACCAGACACAGCGAGAGCAAGCAGAAGCTGATATAGCAAAAGATCCTGATAAAGCGGGGCTTGCTGCTATAGATCGCATAAAACGTCTATCGAAGATGGGCGAAAACGAAAAGCTGCTTGAAGACATGCAGAAGCGTGTACAGGCAACTTACGATGAAACTACGCCGTCTCGCATGGACGATCTTGTAGATTTGTTTACGGCTGCTGGTAGAGGCGGCATAACTGGTGTAGGTGTGCGTGGCGGACAACTGCGGCGTGAAGAAGCAGCGCGTCGTAAACAGTTAGATCAAGATGTAATGGGTATCCAAGCAACTACCATAGAGCTTAACCGTAACTACGGTGCTGATGCTGCGAAAGCATACGCAGATGCAGAATCCACTATAATTAATCAGAAAAACAATGCGCGTAACTTCTTAGCAAATGCTGACCAAGCTGAACAAGCAAGCCTTATGGATCGAGCACGTTTAACACTAGACGAACAGCAAAACGTACGTCAGTTGTACACTGAGCAAGAACGAAACAGGTTACTCAGTGAACAGATAACAGAGGGTAATCTATCGTCATTGTCGAAATCTATTGACGATTCTCTTGCCTTAAATGCGACACAAGTTATGGCTATAACGGAACAGGTGAACGAAGATCCTAGATACGCAGAAATACGTAGTTTAGATCCAACAGATGATGATGATGCCCGTAAGCTAAAACTGCTAGAAGAAGCGCGAGACGCTGAGATAATTGCGCTAACCGCTGATCTTACTGCTATGTCTGACGCGCTAAGGGTTCGACAACTTCGGATACAATCAATGCAAGACGATCAAGTAAGGCGGCTAACTCCCCGCGAAGAAGTTTCACTTTCTCCTGAAGCCCAGAAGGCTATGGCAAGCGCCGGAGGCTAGTTAAATGGCAACAGTAGCGCAGGCTAGAAGAGCCATAGAGGTGTTAGAAGCTCGCGGCGATATAGCCGGAGCCGCTGCTATCCGAAGAGATTTAGATGCTGCCGGACTATCTGCTAGCACCACAGACTTTGAAGCGCAGGTTGCCGCAGAACGCCAGCAAAGACTAGAAAGGCGGGAGCAAGCCCGTGAAGCAAGCCAGCAGCGTCGGCTTGAATTAGCTGAATTAGATCGTGGAGCTATCTCCAGAGGTATCGACATTGGTACGGATCTGATAGGGCAAGCCACAGGGTCTACTCTTGAGGGTGTTGGTGGGCTGCTTGGCCTTGAAGGACTTGAGCAATATGGCGCTGAAGTAGCTCTCGAAAACGAAGCTGACATACAACGCAAAGCACGATTCCAAACCAGACTTGACGATGTTGAAGGCGTTGGAAGTTTTGGGTCTTTCTTAGGTGGTATTGCCGCAGAAAGCGCCCCACAGATGGGTGCTAGTATTGCTGGCGGTATTGCAGGAGCTAAACTTGGTGCGGCTCTCGGCCCAGTAGGTGCGCTAATTGGTGGTATTGCCGGTGGTACTGCAGCTAACCTACCGTTTTTCTATGGTATGAACCGCGAGCGGCAAAAAGATGCTATAGATCAAGGACTGCGAACTGAAATAGACGAAGGTGCAGCCGCACTTACTGCCATACCTCAAGCAGCATTAGATAGCATTGTTGACCGCCTACTGGTTGGTGGGCTTGGACTTACCAGCCGTGCTGTTGGTGGCGGGGGTATATTTACTCGCGGGGTTAAAGGAGCAGGTACAGGTGCAGTAACAGAAGCACCCACAGAAGTAGGGCAACAGCTTCTTGAACGTGCTCAAGCAGGGCTACCTATAGACGACGAAGAAGCCCTCGCTGAATACCGCGAAGCTGGCATAGCTGGTGGCCTGTTAGGTGGTTCTATACGTGGTACTACCACTGTGTTTGGTGGTGACGTTGCAGCTAGAGAAGATGCCGAAATAGAGGCTAGGGAACAGCTACGAAGAGACAGTGAAGCCGCTGTAGCGCGTGGTCAAGCGCAAATAGAGATGTTCCCTACAGAAGAAGGGCCACGAGATGCTGCTGCGGAAGTTAGGGAACAGCTACGAAGAGACAGTGAAGCCGTAGAAACATCTCCAGATCAACTGTCACTGCCGGGGCTAGAACCATCCGTGCAGCTTTCGGATGAAGAAGTAACCACTAGGCTAGCAGAGTTTACTGAGGAACAATTAGCAGATGCTATGGCTCCAGTGGGCACGCAGCTTGAATTAGTAGACGTGCCAAGGGCTGAAACAACTGACCAGTTAGCAGATACACTCGATGTCGAAGAGGTACGCGAGCGAGTATTTAAGGGTTTTAGCGAAAGTGCAAAACAAAAGCCCTTAGATCAACTCACTACCAAGCAGAAAGCCACAATAGCCAAAAGAGCGCAAAAACTAGAATCGGCAGAGCTTGCCGCACTCGAAGAGGTATTAACACAAGAAGCTGCTACAAGGCAGGAAGCCGAACAACGTGACGCAGCAACGGCACAAGAAACTTTCCCGTCTCCTGCTGTAGGCCCACAATTACGAGGTTTGCCTTCGCCAGAAAGTGAACCTATTACGGTCACCCCTGAAGGAGAAGCAGTTACTGAACAGCAACGAAGACGAACTGACACGATAGCAGAACGGCAGCAACAGCAACTGAATGCCGAGCAAGCTGCACGAGATGTGGTCACGGGTGATATGCCCGAAGCTGAAGTACGCCTAGCTAGAGAACGTGACGCGGTTGCCGAACGAACGCAGCCTGATTTGTTCCCCTCTGAACTTGTTGTAGCAGAAGAAGCCGTTACAGAACCTGAAGTTGTCCCGGCGGCTGAACCTTTGCGTGTAACATCTCAGACGCTAGATTCTTTAGCGATCCCGCCCCGTGCCCCTATAAGAAAAGAAATCCCTGAAGGCGCGTCTTTAGACGATCCTGCTGTTTCTCCTAGAACTGGGAATCCGTTACCCATAACTGTGCGTGAACGATTAGTCAGTTATGGTAGGAACAGAGGCTCAAAAGCCGTACAAGACAGCATTGATAATTTTCTACAAGGAGAACCTGAAGGCGTATCAACCAGACAACGTGCTTTACCTACTCGCGCTAAAAAAGAGCCAGATGCAGTAACAGATGTAGATACAGATACAGATACAGATACAGATACAGATGCAGATTTAGACGAACTCATTGAACTACGAAATACAGAAAATAAAAATCCTGAACAAGAAACTAGGTTTTTAGAATTAGCCGGTAAAATTCGAGCACAAGCAGGCACACCCAAAGAGGGGATTGTTCGACGTAAAAGAAGCACTGAGGAAGTACGAAGACAAGCTGAATCTGAACCTGTTGAGATAGAATCAAAAGAAGAAACAGAGCTAGCTGCACTTCAAGACAGGGTAGACCTAGCTGTAGAAGAAGCTAGAAGCAAAAACGAGAAAAAATCGCCTTCCTTACCTCAAACAAAAGAAGCGCAAGATGTCAGGGAAGCTGTGCAAGACCTGCGAGAAAATGATCCTGATTACGCAGGGTTAGGCTATTCCGCAGCGAAAGATAAATACATAAAAGAACAAGCTGGAATAATCTCAGCAGGTACACGAACCACGCCAGACGAAAGAGCCAAATACTTAATGAAAGTTAGGGATATGGGGCTGGATGTCAGGATGGCTATGCGCGGGCTAGCACCGCCTATGTTTGGTTCTGGTAACGTAATATACGATGTTGATGCACCCTTAACGAATTCGGTCATGGACAAGGTGAATGCGGGGGATGTACGTGGTGCGCTACAGGAGCTAGCAAAAACAACAAAAGACAAGCGTGCGGCTCGTGTAGCTAGAAAGTTGTTGAATTACGTAGGTACAACGCAGATAGATGTGGTCAATATGCAGCCCATATCAGAGACCACTACGCTGCGTGAAGCTGACAATCTTGCCACCATGGTAGATACCCTGAAAGAGTATGGGCGAGCACCTCTAGGTTTGTTTGTGCCTTCTGAAAACAGAATATTGTTGAACGCTAGCGGTGGACTTAACGAAGTCACTTTGTTGCATGAAATGACTCATGCGGCTACGTTGAATGAAATAAAGACCAAACCAAACAGCGCCACCGTCAAAGATCTTAACAAGATATACGAAGCTGCAAAAGAGGTGTTAGGGACTGATCCTTATGGCACGACTAACCTAGAAGAGTTTGTTGCAGAAGCGTTTGCTAACCCAGAGTTTCAACGAGAGCTTGCTAGGATCAATGCAAAGGGCGAGCGACTAAGTTTGTTCCAAAGATTCAAGGCACGCATCGCACGGTTCCTTGGGCTTGATAGCTACGACGGAAATAAGTTCATTGGTGGCGACAAGTCAGCGCAAGCCGAAGTTAATCGGCTAGTAGATAAGATACTAGCTACTGCACCTGCACGTTCTGGGTTGAACAACGTACCGTCGCTATCCGTCAAAGACGGGGTGCAGCAAGTCGCCAAAGAAATGATGGAGGCTAGCCAGTCTAAACTTTCTGATAAACAACGAAGAGCCAAAATCAAACGTGACTTCCTCGCTGTATTTTCTAAAGAAGACAACCCTCGGCTGAAAAAACTAATGCAGGGGGTCTTGGGTGTTCTACCTAACCAGCCCGTTTTCATAGAAATAGCCCAAGCTGTTGGCATTTCTGACGCAGATCTCGTAGGTAAAGCGATATTAGAGCAGCGGGGGGCACTGAGCGAATCTGAGGCACGAGTTAAAGCTGCGCTCGACCCTATTGTTAGGTGGTCAACCACAGCGTCAAAAGACACGATGGAAGCGTTTAACAATCTCGTGCATGACAGCACGGTAGATGAGGTAGACCCCTCACTAACACCAAAAGAAGCAGAGAAACGCTACGGTAACCAAAAAGTAGAGGGCACTAAGACTGGGCAGCTAAAAATAGACCGCTATAACGAGCTTCGTGCGGTATACAACAGTGCCACCTTTACTGCTGAAGGCAGAAAAAAGTATGTCGAGTTGCGTGACTTATACGCTGGTATAAACAAGGAGCTACAACAGTCCTTGTTGGGGCGCATAGATGGGTTAAACGTAGATGAGGCTGTAAAAACCAGCCTTAGAAACGACCTTTTCGCTAGGCTCATGGAATTATCAAGCATTGAGCCTTATTTCCCTCTAACACGTAAAGGTAAATACTGGTTGGCAGTACGAAACCCGGCAGACGGTGAGTTCGCTGTTGTTACTTACGAGACAATGGGGGATCGCAGCCAAGCACGAAGTAGATTTGAGGGGGAAGGGTATAACGTAGAAACCATAGACCCCGACAACATGAAACGGTACACAGGCCAAGATGCGCCTTCTGGGTCTTTTGTCGCTCAAGTTCTTAGCGTGTTAAACACAAAAGGCATACCCGATTCTGCAAGGGAACAGGTTGCACGTCTGTATATCGAAGCACTGCCTGAAACGTCTTTTACCAAGTCTCTACTAAAGCGTAAGAAAACACTGGGCTATGACATAGACGCTGTTGAAGCTGCGAGAAGTAAGGCATACGACTTAGCTCGACAGTCCGCAAGAATCCGTAGCAGTGCCAAGATCGAAGCCACCATGAATGCCGTGAACGAAAAGTTCGCAGAAGAAAATGCAGATGCAGGTGACCGTGCTAGAGCCGTTCTCGCGGAAATGCAGAGCCGTGCAGATTTCGCTGTTAACCCACCGGCAGACAGTTTTGCAAAGAACGCAAACCGATTTGCGTTTATGTGGACTATTGGTTTTAACGCATCTTCTGCACTGGTCAACTTATCGCAAATCCCTTTGTTTGCTTACCCCATGCTAGCTGGCACTTACGGTTTCGTTAAAACTGGGGCAGCTATGAAGAACGCAGCTAAGTTGTTTAGTAGTTCTTACGTACCTCATGCGCGAGAAGACTTTTCTAACGATCCACAAGAAGGTAAGAAATTCAGTGAGAAATACACGATACCTTCGTTGGATAATTACTACACTCGCAGAACTGAAGAAGATGGCACTGTTACGTATTCTGTTCGCACAGACTTGGATATACCTCAAGAAAGAAAAGAAGAGCTAGAGCGCATACGTCCACTGGTGCAACTCGCCGCCAAACGCGGAGAACTAAATACATCCTTCTTGGCAGAAACGCTTAGTGTAGATCAGTCGGGCCGTGAAACTAGCTTCCTAGACAAACTGACTAATGCTTCTGCACTGATGTTCCATACCGCAGAAGTGATGAATCGGCAGACCGCAATGGTCATGGCCTACAACCTTGAACTAGACAAGCTGACTAACGGGAACCCCAAAAATGCTACAGCAGCGCAACAACAAGCGGCGGCAGAAGAGGCTTTATACAACACTCAACAAATTAACGGTGGGGCTACACTAGAAACCGGCCCTCGTTATGCTCGTGCAGGTCTTGGACGTATCGCTCTGATGTACAAGGGTTACGGCATTCAGATGTACTACACGATGTTCAAAACAGGTAAGCAGCTAGTACAGAACATGTTTCCGGGGGACAACGCTGAAAGTAGAGCGTTACGTAATCAAGCGTTCAAACAACTTGCAGGTATTCATTTGTCAGCAGTGTTCTTTGCTGGGCTGCAAGGTCTACCGTTGTATGGCGCTGTGTCTATGATCTACGACATGTTCCAAGATGATTACGAAGAAGATGCTGATGAGGCACTGCGTAGTTATCTAGATAACGATGTGTTGTATAAAGGTGTGTTGTCTGAGGTAACAGGACTTGATGTATCTCAGCGCGTCAAACTAACCGATCTATTGTTTGAAGCAGACAAGTTCAACACTGATCCATCTCCAGAAGAATCATTTGGGCACTACTTTGGTGGCCCCGCATGGAGCGTAACTTCTAGAGGTATAGAAGGATTTAACGAAATAATGGACGGTGAGTTTGAAAGAGGTATGGAGTCCATGCTGCCGGGGGCTGTGCGAAACGCCTATAAAGGTCTTATCAGATACCCTAGAGATGAAGGCATTTTAACTCGCCGTGGTGATCCTATATATGACGACATCACAACGGGCGACATACTTACACAGATATTGGGTTTCCCACCTGTAGGATACACACGGCAGATAGAAGAGACTTCTGCTGCTAAAAGCATGGAATCGGCGGCAAGGGACAAGCGTAGTAAGTTGATGAAACGATACTACATCGCTTTGAGATTTGGTGACTCTGAAGAAGCTAGAGAGGTTATGAAAGAGATCGTAGAGTTCAACCGTGAAGACATTATCAAGGTAGACCCCAAACTAGCTATAACGCCTGACACCATAGAACGATCTATGCGTAGGCACCGAACCACTACCGCAAAAATGCACAACGGTGTGCTGCTATCTCCTTACATGAAATCTGCTGTGGAATCAGTTGGGTATCTGTAAAACCCTCCTACCGCAGTGAAGGGGAGCCTACGGTAGGAGGGCAGGAGAGAAGATAAGACCTTTGGAGACCGACCTTATTGGGGCGGATCGTATCATACGAGTCTCCATACGCGAACACCAGAAAGTGGTTTTTCTATCACTACTTTTGCAACAATCTCCCACCCCAACTCTTCCACGCAGATACGCTTAACCTGCTGCAACGCTTTGTTTGTGTTGATGCACGGTATGAATATCGAACTACCTACTACCATAGCGCCCCAATCCACAACGATACGTACCCCATCAGGATTTACGTCATACAGTTTGAGCGTTATATCCGACATCTAATCCACGGCGTCGTATAAATTATCCTCGCCTGCGGCGTTATCTCCAAACAAGTTACAGTTAACAGCTATCACTCTGGTGTTGGGCATCATTGATCCTGCATGAGTGCCTTTACCGAGCCGCATCTGCACACGTTTACCACCCATGTTTTTCATCATACCTTCTACAAACGCACTGTAATCAATTTGGTGTGCAGCGCACCATGACTTCAAAAACTTTGGAACTATGTATGCTCTCTTTGTATCTGTCTCATAACGTGCTATCAGCTTTCCGCGTGGTAATGCGTCGGGTATGACGATGTTATCTAGTCCGTTACCAGAGGTGCTACGTAGATCATCCGTGCTTTTGAGAACCAGTATGTTGTTATAGTTTTCAGCTAGATAGTCACTCAACGTCTGCTCCACTGATGTACCCATATCCTCTATGGATTGTAAATTTGTCTTGAGTAGTTTGATCGTCCACTTGAACAACTCTCCCATGTCGTAGTTCACCAGCCCTAGTTTGTTAGCGATATACGCGCCAGCTAGAGTGGTGGCTGCTCCGGCAGACCAGAAACGATTTTCTGCTGTAAGCCCTGCTTTCTCATCAACCATGCGTTGAAACCTAAGCACGAGCTTCTTAACATCTTCTAAGTTCTGTATGACATATTGAATGTAGATTAACCCCGCATGTCCGTAATTATTCGTAAGGGCCATATCAAAACCATCGGTGTCTTTTTTGCTCTCAGTATCGCTAAATACACGCTCCGCTCTCCACTCTAATATCCTCTGTGCCTCTGCTTTCGGCGCTTGCTTATCCGCCGCAATACGTTGAACAACACTTGCGTTACCAGTGGTAACACATAAGAAGTGCCATGACTCACCACGGAGGCGTTCTTGGTTAGAGCCGCTGGACATGCGACCACGTTGTTCCCCAGCAGATATTTGGTAAACCAAATTACTTAGCTGCTTTCCTTCTGTGTTACTCAATTCATCTATATAGAACGGTAGGTTGCGTAACAGTTCTGCACGGTTGAATTTGAACGCATCAGTAGCAGCTTCAGGTGTCATCATACCCTTTTCAGCTCCCCATACTGAGGACGCTACTCGTACGGCTGCGGATTTACCGCACCCACTCAAGTTGTTATGTATATGCAACGCGCAAGCATTCTGAGGCAAAAAACTCATCAAGGGAGAACCAAATGCTGTACACACGACATACTGGTGCATTACCAACTCAGGCCGCGTGTTGTAGAAATTAGCCATCTCTTTCCACGCTTCTAGCGTGCCTTTTGGTTGAAAGTACGAGATGTAAGCAGTGGTGGCTGTAGAGGGAGGGTTATGTTGAATATGGTCTGCGTGTATTTCTTTGTCGCCTAGAACGAAGGCGCTCATGCTATCGTCAGTCCAACCGAATTGTCGATGTGCCGTATTTGCTGTAACGGTAGCTTGTAATTCGTTTACCCAAGTAATCATATATTGCATCAAGTCGTCTATTCGTGGGACGGCGACACCTTGCATCGCCATGTTCTTTCTAAACTCTTCACGAGAAGTCATCGCCGTAAGCGGCATCGTGAACTCTCGCACACCGTCTTTGGGCAGATGTATTCTACAAACTACAGATTCGCCTGCCTCTGCATCCAGTAAGCGTTGCGTTATGTATACGTCATGGTGATATATGACGTGTTCATCGACCTCTCCGTCTGGGGTTATGTTCCTGACGTACACACCGCCGTTCTGACCGCGAAAGTATGGGCGAGGGTATAAAGGTATAACGTGTTGTGTAGAAACATCCTGACATGCCAACTTTCCAAGTAGCGTACCTTGACCTGTTTGTAGTTGCTGATCCTGAAAGTCATTTGCATATGTACCGTCTTCGTTAATTTCTGCTTCTGATACCCTACGTCCCAGTGTAATCGGTGAACTGATCTTGCCCCAGTGTGGGCAGTCAGTGCATATACCCCCTTCGTTTTCATCGAATGTAGTGCAACGGTACGGGCCTTTAATTAGATCCAACTTTTCGAGCGTTAGTTCTGGCGTATATTCGGGATGTTTCTCAGATATTTTCTGTGCGGCTTTGTCACCGTCTTCGCAAAACTTAGCGATGGACAACCCTGCTCTCCACATCGGCTCACTTGCTTCTGCTTGACCTTTGATTATACGAGCTAGTTGCTTACACCCTTTGTCGCTAGATGATTTTAAGAGAATGTCTTTGAAACTGTATTTGAGGTTCTGAATGATCGCTTCGCGTAGGTTAGCTGGCCCCTCTTCAGCTATGCGTTTCTGGGGCACTGGTATCGTGTCCAAACCTATTTTGCTGGCAAAGAAATCAAAGTTAATCGCGTCAGGTTTTTTATTGACGAGTTCCACTGGCGCTGGCGTTTCAGGTTTGTGGTTGTGTGTACCCACTACCCGCAGCACTCGCGCAGCATCTGCTGGCACTGCTGGGTCTATCTCTAACCCAAAGTCTCTGCACTTGCGTTTAAACTGTTCGGCTACCGGCTTCCACTGCTCTACTGGTATAGACTCTGATAGAACCCAGTAGACGTGCACACCGCGCCCAGAGTTAACTATAAGAGGTTTTGGTAACTCTAGAGATGTACAGAAGTCTTGCAGCCTGCGTAGCGCCTCCCCCTGCGTGGCAAACCCTTTGCCTTCGGCTGCTTTATCTTCTCCGCAATCTAGATCTAGGAAAAAAGATTTAAGCTGTTTAACGTCTTCTGCTCGACGGGTATCTCTCGCAAAGTTGCCTAATGCGAAATAGGTGTCCCAACCTTCTGAGTCGTAGTAGTCAGCCGCCTCTGCTAGTTCATCCAGCGACTGAAAATATACTTGCCTATGTCTGCCTAATGTTGAGTTGCTCCGAAAGAGGACATACGTCCCCTCTGGGGGTAGCACCCAGTGTAAAAATTCTATCGTATTCATGCTTGCACCCAATGCCGAGGGTACGCTGTGACAGAGATGTCGGCGCATCTTTTTCGGGGAAAGGAGAACCCCTAGTCACAGCGGAGTGATTGTTAGTGGTTAGTCATCCCAACCTTCAACAATGGCACTCAGATCGTCGTCATCTTCCTTGGGTGCGGGGGCAGATTTCTTCACGACCTTTTTTGGTTCCTCTACTTGAGAGGTGTCTGGTTCGTCACCGAAAATGTCATCGCTATCATCTTCAGGCGCATCTATCGTACTACGAGTTGTATCACTAAACGGGTTATCAGGTTGCGCTACAAAGCCGCCGTTTACGACGCCGAAAGGCGAACGTGCCGCTAAAGGCTTGTAGTCGATGACTTGTACGCCGTTAATCCTCAAACTAACGCCATAACCGTTGATAGCGTATGGCACAAACGTAAATGCCACGTTTACAATGCTGCCTGTGGTCAGTTGGAAGTCTGACGGTAGCTTATTGTTTTGAGCATCGACTTGCAGTGGAGGCGTTGTCTTGTCGCTGCCGTATGCGCCTTTCAATCTGGCCTTACCTACCCAGCGACCACCTTCCTGCTTTTTCAGCGGGTTAGGAAACTTATCAGGCCAACCATCTTTTTTCTCAGCTTTGTAAGCGACAGCCATCGCCTTATGTAGCGCCTTAGCTTTCGTTGCATCCATGACAAAGGACATTTCGTATGCAGCATTGTCATCCAAAGCATCGCACTTCACAGAAGCACCTTTGCCGTTATTAGCCATTTGATCGAACTTGTATGTGGTATCGAGTTTTGGGTATAGAGCCTCGACGTTCTCTATCGTGTAGTACTTGTAATCGTCAGCCATATTGGTCTCCTAGTTGGCTATCGTGAACCCTTCAGTCGCAGTGAAGGGCGAACCTTCACGGTTGTGTGGTGTGATGTCGAAAGCGATTGCCGCTAACGTGTCATCTGCATCCACTATCTCTCTAACTAAAATCAGTTCCTGTTCTTCTAGTGGTCGTTGTGGGTAAAAGAACAGCTTTGGCACAGCACTAGCCGCATCAAAACTTATTCTCGTCACCACTGCTGCACTGGGCGTTCCATGCCCAGATAAAAATTTGGCGTACGCTTGTAGAGGCATGGAGCTTCTACCTACGGCCTTACCAAATATCGACGTGGCAGGTACTTGCAGTTGGTACACCGTATCTAACGCACGCTCTTCAACGATTGCTAGACGTTGACTAAATCTGCAAGCCCTACCCTGTCCGTCGCCAGATCCTCTTATGTTGTTAGCACAGTCCATACAACGTGCGCTCTGTTTCTGTCCATCTGGCACTTCGGGTGCGGGTCTCTGAGTATCGCTAGACCAACAAGTCGGAAAGCGTTTGGCGTTTGGATCGAAAGCATCTTTGTAATATGCGCGGGATACTCCTGCTGCATTCACGATGATTACGTCTATTGACCTGCTGTCCGGTTGGTGATCTAACCCAGTAAACTTGTTACCCAGTAAACTGACTCGACGCATTACACATCTTCGTCAGGATCAAAGTCAGTCGGGTTGAACCCTTCTTCTGCTGGTGCTTCCTCATCTGCGCTGCCTTTCAACAGAGCTTCTGCGATACTCGCCAGCGCAAATCTTTGAGTGTGCCCTATTTTGATGTAGGTATTCTCTGGTATGACCCCATCCCGAACCCATTTACGGGTCGTGGATAATGACACACCAAAGTGCTTCGCAACATCTTCTATGGGTACTAACTGCTCCATCATGCTTTCCTTATCGTTAGCGCATACTCAGAATCCACGTTCAATCCCTTCGGCAGTAAGTCAGGGTTCTCTTCCAGAAACTGCTTAACTGCTCCTTGGTGCAAACGCTTTTCAAGAAACTCTGGCACCGAATGCTCCATGATGAACTGGTGCATCGACTCCCAATCAGAAGTCCAATACCTTTGTTTTACGCTACGGTAAAACGTACCAGCATCAGTTTTAACGCTCTTGATGTCGTTCTCTTTCAGATACCCGAGCAACGCGCTCTTGATTTTATTTTGCTTACCGACAAGTTTCTCGTCAGCCTCTTTATATTCAGCGGATAGCTCATCCCTTGCTGCTTTCAGATTCAGGTAAGCCCGAGTCAGTTTCAGCACAGGTATGTCTCCCACGTTCTTCGCATCAGCCATGTTTTCGTCCTTCCATTGCCGAGAAAGACAATATAATGGTGAACTATGCGTTATTCAAGTATTTCCTTGTAAAGATCAATAATTTTTGTATGTGTGTCTATTTTGTTATCTAGAAGTGCGTATACGCGCTTTTCTATGTGCGATCCTCGTAACTGTACAATCGTACATTTGTGATCCTGTCCTGCTCTGTGAATACGAGCGTTCGCTTGTGCGTAAGTCTCCACCGAACTGGTTGGCCCCCACCACACAATTGTGTTCGCAGCGGTTAACGTAACGCCGTGCGCTGCCGCTTGCGGTTGAATGACCAGCACTCGTGGGGTATCTGTTTCTTGGAACTCTTTGAAGATGCGGGTGCGGTCACCAGCCTTGACTGCCCCGCTAATAATCTCAGTAGGTATCTTGTCTTTACGTAGCTTCTCAGCAAGCAGTGTGATCGTGTGTTTGAACGGTACAAATATCAAAACTTTCTTACTGGATTCGTCAATCACCTCGCGCAGAACCTTGTATCTGTGCTTGATGTCAAACTCCACCACCTCGTTATCGTCGGTATACACCGCACCAGAACTTATTTGTAACAGCTTATTCATGTTTACCGCCGCCGTAGCTGCTGTGACTGTTTCCTCCGCAGCTTCCATGACCATTCGATTTTTTAGTTCTTTGTAGTATTTATCCTGCTGACGAGTGAGCGGTACGTCACGAGTTGTGTATATGATGTCAGGTAGATCAAGACACTCTTCCTTGGTGAACCGTATCGCTGGTTGCAGTGCGTTGAAGACTGTCTCTGTAGCGTTGGGCTTAGGCACCCACTTGAAGTTTGTGACCTTTATCATGGTCTGGTCACGGAAAGAACCAAAGAAGCGTGGCACCGCTTTCGGGTTAACAAGTTTAGCCAGACCGTATGCGTCCAGTGGACTCTGTGCAGCGGGAGTGCCAGTCATCATCCACAGCCATTTGTCAGGGCCAAGCAGACTGTTAAGTGTTTTCCAGCGGTCAGTCTGTGCGTTTTTGTAGTGAGTTGCTTCGTCCACGATGACCAGATCAAACCCACCGTTGGCGATAGCTTCGGATGCGATTGCCACACCGTCATAATTTATTATAACAAACTCTGCATCGCTCTCTATTATCTGCGCTCTCTTCTTAGCCGTACCGTAAGCCACGTCCACTTTGCGGTGCATGGCAAAAGTAAACAGATCTTCTCGCCATGCAGAATCCATAATCGACAGAGGACAGACCACAAGAACACGGTTGATGCGTCCTTGGTTCATCAGAAAGTCTGCTGCCCAAATAGCACTGGCGGTTTTGCCTGTACCCTGTTCATTGAAGCAGAACGCACGTTTGTTAAGTGTCAGAAACCCTGCTGTGGTTTTTTGGTGCTTGAACGGCTGGTGCTTGCCCGTCCACTTATACTTGCCTTCGATGGGCGACGGTGCGTGAATGTCGAGATTCTTGAGTACGTGGGCCTCGTCTACACCCCAGTTAACCACCACACGGTTACCTGATAACTCCTTACTCTTTGGTATGACATCGGTGACTTTTGCTGGATCACGTAGCCGCAGTAGGAGCGCCTTGTTGTCTATGACTTTCATTTATCACCCTTCTTGTCTTTCGTTAACACGTAGTCTTTAGTGACGATGCCGTACTTCGCATCGCCGCGTCGGTGCGCGTCAATCCATATCACTCGCCCATTTTTGTACTCTCTCTTATGACCTTTCACCTCATGCAGTGCGTTACCAAACTCACGGGTGCGTTGAGTTTGCTTGCCCTCTATAACTTGTTTTTCTTTGGGTAGCTTGATCTCAAGTTTGTAGTGGCGGTTGCGAGGTTGCATCCGACTACTAATGTTCTTCGTGTGTTTGCCGCGAGATACAGGTTCTGTGAACACCCAGTTAAAGTTTTGTGCGGCTATAAACCCCAAGAGTTTTGAGAAAGACTTAATCATCAGTATTACATAGACGTTTTCTTCTTCAATAGCACTTTGCATGAACCTCGCAGCGCCAAGATGAGGGTCGAAGTCACCCTCTGGAAAACTGGTTGGCATAGCAGAGATTTGATTAAGCATACGCTTTTCATCAGAACTTAAATCGTGCGCCCACTCGTCATAATTTACGTGGGCCTCACCCGTTACAGGATCAATAGAACCGAACTTAGGTATAGCAACAATGCGTTTGAATACCTCGAAGAGTGTTAGCCCCGCCGCATCTTTGGAACCGTTATCATATTCAGCTTCGTAACCCGCCCACGGCGCGTCTTGTGCGGCATCGAAGTAACCTGTATTAACAATGGATGTGGGAAGGTGGGTGATGTGTAACCTCTTATCACCTGCACCTGCTTCACCGACGTAGTATTGATAACGATAAAACGTGTCTGGTGTTGCCACTGGTTTATCGACACGTATAGCGAGAGCCTGCTCTCCATGTACTTTAGTTATCAGCCATCCCTCGAATACTTGCTCACCTTTATCCTCCATATCGACAGGTTTAGGCAATTCCCATGCTATAAACATATCTTCGTGTGGAATCCTTGCTTCCCAAAAATTAGTAACCATTTGCCTGCGAGTGCTTTTTTCGATTTTGGCTGTCGTATCTAGAACCACGTCTTCCGATACTTCATAGACGACACTGTTCAACAACTGACTAGCCGCAGCGGGCGCTACATCGTTTATCATCTTTTTTAAGAGCGGCTTGGTAGGAAGCGTCACACCTCTCACTCGCAGATACGGCTTCTGCATCGTGTGCGCTATCTCGGCTTGAAAATCTGCTACTGTAAATCTGTTACCCATGTTTTGCCCCTTCATGCAAAAAAGCGCGAAGTGGTTGTCCACTACACGCGGTTAAAAAATGGGGCAGGGCAACAGGGTTAGCCTGTTCCGAGCATCCGGTTGAGACCCCCTATTACTAAAGGGTCATACCCCGAAACTGATTGTGGTGGTCGGCGAGATTGGCGCTTCATTCCCATCGCTCTATCAGACGATGTGTGAGGGAACGCACTTCATCTCACCCTTTCTTTAGCAAGGCTTATCCATGCCTCGGGAGAAGTCGGATGCCACCACTCACCCGACTACTATGCCCCTCACTTAGAAACTAAATATAAAATGTACGCTGTAAGGTATATGCCAGCAGCAATACCAACTCCAGCCAAAACACCTTTAATCTCTTCGCTCACTGCCTGCGTCGAGGTCTAGCGGTAGCTTTTCTCAAAGGCTTTTCTCCATTCCGACTACGGTTGGCGCTCTTGCTCTCCACACGAACACCATCCTTGTTGCTGCCTCCACGACTTAACATCTTATTGTGGCTGACATCTTTGCCTTCACGTTTGTCTGCTTTGCCATTTTTGTTGGCATCGCGTCCGGCTTTATCCATAGCACGCCGCGCACGCTGTCTCTCCATCCGTGCTTCGTGCGCCTTGCTGCCGACAGGCGGGTTCTTTTGTTTCTTACGATCTTTTGGATTTTTATACGGCATCAGTTTTTTCCGTTGTGTGGGCATTCCAACACTGGGCACCATGCTTTACACAGTCCACTGGGGTTGGGATTCCACGTATCGTTCTCAAAAGCTGTTTCCATATGGTTGTACTCACCGAACCATTTAGTCCACAACTTCTCCTCTTCTTCTGTGGTGTAACGATCTCTTATCAGATCATTGCTCACCACAAATAGCAGCCCAGCCCGAATGGTCTCCACTTCGGGATAGTGCTTAAAAGTAGCCAAAGCCATAAGCTCTAACTGCCCTTTGTCTGCGTATTTTGCATTCCTACCAGTCTTATAGTCAACAACCCATGCTAACTTTTTATCACGATTTAATATCAATAAGTCTGCGATACCACGAAACCACACGTCATTCGCACCGAACCTACAGGGTTCTAAATCTTTTGTTAGCCCCATACGGATCTCACATAACTTCTCACCCTCTTTAGCGTTTAACGCATCAAGGGCACCTCGTGCATATTCAAAGCGGGGGTCTAACTCTTCACCGTCACGTATGTATTTTTCAGCAGCTCTGTGAAACTGGTTGCCGTAGATCGTCGCCGTGGTTTGTTTGAACGGATATTGCTTGATTACTTTCTCGTGATAGAACTGCTTAGGGCATTGCTGAAATGCCTTTATCCTACTGAATGACCACGGCGCTGCGTTCATGTTTCATTAGGCCAAAGTCGGCTACCTAATGATTCATTTTCCCACCCCATATAGGTAGTCCCTTTGTGTTGAAGTATTAACAAATCAGGTGTCTTACAAGAATGCTCGCACCAAAAACTAATTCGTATACCCTCCCTTGCTCCAGAGGGATTCAATATGTCTGCGTGCAATCTGGTGTGCACCGTGCACTCTCCGTCTGGGGCAATTAAGACCCCTTGATTATCATTATGAGTATGGCGATAAACCCCCACGGCTCGCTGATGCAGATTATCCCCATTGCAGATAGGGCATATTAAACGGTGGTTAAAATGATCTGACGTTAGTGCCACGTCTTCTTCGTAATAACTCGTCACTCACAATCCCCGTATGCGTATGCCATACCGCTCTCACATTCTAGCGGCAGTCCTTTGGCCCATGACGGTACGTACCTCATGCACCGTTCAACATACTGTTGTGCCTCTTCCGCTTCAGGTTCAGGCACACATGCGATAACTGAGTCGTGGACTGTCAGCACTGCTCTATATCTCTTGTTTATCAACAGCATCTGATCGCTTATCACACAACGTGCTAGGGCTTGGCAAACATTCTCTATGACTTTCCCACCGTAGATTCGCTTCCGACCTTTGCGTACTTTGTACGTGTACTCAGTCCCCTCTGCGTTCTGTTCCCCTACAAGATCCTCATAACGCATTAGGAGCTTAGACGGTAGACGGATGGCTCCCCGGTTTCCTATGACTTCTATCACACCTTTCCTGCCAAACTGGTAGGAGTCACCCTGTGCCATGCGAACGACCATGTTCTGAGCTTCCCGCCACACATGACCAATCCTCCAATTTGTTTGGCGATATATGTTAATGATGCGTCTTGCTTCATCCAAATCTATTTCAGTTCCAAACGATTTCAACTGTGCCTGAAATTTGGTTGCGCCCATGCCATACCCAGCACCGAGGATCGTAGTCTTACCAACGAACCGCTGATCTTTTGTCACTTGATCTTCGGGTATCTCATAAATGCGCGAGGCCATTTTGACGTACACGTCTTCTTTCTTGCGGAACGCATCAGTCAAATCATTCTGCCCTGCAAACCATGCCAGTATCCGCGCTTCGATCTGCGACGAGTCGCAGTCTATGAGGATATATCCTTCAGGCGCGATGATGCTTCTCTTTAACATCTTACCGTTTGGCCCACGGCTCGGTAGGTTCTGTAGATTGATCTTATCGGAACCACCCCAGCGACCTGTATGTGCAGCGTAGTACCGCACAGGAACCGGCAGAGTCCCGCGACTAGATATGTCAATGAACCGCTGCGTGCGAGTTTCTTCTAACGTGCTTTTGTTGCCCAACCTAGCAGCAGCCAGTGTCTGTACGTCTGCGTCCCAATGTTCTATAAGGCTCTTGAATCCTTCATCGGTTTTAGCGAATGCGTAGGTTTCTTTGCCTGTGGCTGCACTTATTTTAGTGGGAGGTGTTACACCCTTCGAGCGTAACAAATCTGCGAACTTGTTGTTGCTCATCAAGTCTTCTTTCTCTACCCCTGCATCACATAACAGCTTATGCTTACGTTCTTTGATCTGATCGAGATGCTCTTCCAGTAAATTCAAATCTAGTTCTAACAGGGGATGTATGAACATACGCAGTGTGCAGTCGATAACCCGCAACTCTTTCTTTGGAAACCCCTCCCACATAAAGTTGCTGAACAGCCTATAGGTCAACTCTACGTCGTTGATGCAGTAGTCGCCGTAACGATCTAACTCATCTTCAGTAAACTCTTCTCGACGTTTACCTAACCCGTTCAGTATTTCGGTGCCTTTAACGCCCACGTTGTATCTCTCTGCAAGTGCTTTGAGACTTCCACTAACCTCCACCCCATGTAGAGCACGGGCAATACACAAAGTATCAAGCCAAACGCGAGGACGAATATCAAAGAGCCAAGATAATATAGCGCCATCGAACATAGTGTTATGGGCGAGTACCATACTGTTGGCCCAGTCAAATTCGTGAAGATACTCTTTAAGTTCTTCATGCGTCCCAGACGCCCACTCTGTAGCACCATTGTTTACTTTCACTCCCACACCCACGACCTCAAAGCGAGGATCGCGGATGTATTCTTCTGTGGTTAATTTAGACAGTGAGAAGTCCTTATCGTAGTACGTCTCGAAGTCTAGGGTTATTAGCTGCACTACACCCGCTCCCTTTCAGATATAGCTGTAACAACTAACCCTGTGGTGATGGGCATACGAACAGTCGTACCGCAATCATCTATGGCTTGGTATCGCGCTACTTCTTCGTTCTTTGCTTCCACCACCACTTGCCTTGAAATGGTTTCCTCAATGGTCACATAGAACACTTTAAGATCTGCACCCTCATCCATATCAACCCCCCAACCGCTTGATCTCAGCGTCAATGTAAAACTTGATCTTCCTAGCATCACGTAACTCATCACTGTGGGATGATTCGCCGTAACGCATACACGCACGGAAAATCTCACCGATCTGAGCGTTCATGTTCTTATACGAAATAAGATCCTGTAGCTCTTTCGCCCCAGCAGGTAACTCGTAATAGGATGCAGTGCTACCGTCACTCCGGCCTGCCAACGTCTGCATTATCGGTGCCCGTTGTGCATTGTCCGTCAGCTTCGTATCCAACGATGACCTTTTCTGTTCCGCTAACACCTCTTCTTTTAACTTGAGTTTCATAGTGGGCCTACCATCAACGTATTCGATTGCATTGTCCGATAGGTGTGTTTTATGTACCTGTGGTTTTGGAATGTAGTCTTTGGATCTAACCACAGGAGTTGTTTTACAGAACTCTTTTTTGATCGTCCAAGCGTTACCGTAACTACAGTTTGCCCACTCCGCAGCTTCCTTCGCTGTCGCTTCAGGGTTTCTCTTAAAATACCTACGCAGCTTCGCTGCCTTAGTTCCATTCGCCATTTTGGTCTCCTAAAAATCAAACGTCATCTGACGTTCATCGGTTTCTCTCTCGTTGAGAATATCCGTGACTGTATGCACGCTATCCTCGTTTATCACCGCAGCAATTCCACCCGCCGCCGTAATCTCTTCTAGGTTCCTAGCCTGCAACGTTGTCACTTTCCCCTTGCCAGCTTTGCACTCAATACCAAAGAACCTTCCTTCGTAGCACCCAACAATGTCCGGCACACCGCTCCTACCATAGCCTCCGGTTACGGGATAAAAGTAGTAAACACCTAACTTCTTTAGTGCATCAGCTACTTTTCTTTTTACCTTTGATTCTGGTGTTGCCGCCATAACTGTCTCCATGGGCGCTGGTTTCGTTACATGTAGATCCAAAAACTATCTTTACCAGACCGCAGCCCTACACCAAGCACTTCGGATTGTTGAGGTTCCAACATGCGAAGAACCGCAAGTTTCTCCTGCAACTCAGTAGGTAAAGTCTCCGTACCACGATAGATGCCACCATGCGGCAAGTCAATACACTCAGTACCTAAACATGTTAACTGCCATATATCTTTGTCGGGTTCTACCTTCGCATGGTAGATAGCTCCCAAATGTGTTAACTTGTTTTGGTTGCCCAGCGTGGTGGCTATGTCCTCGATCATGCGTAACGTATCGAAATGTTTAGCAGACATAGAACATATCCTCGGCGGCTTTCATGCCAACGCCAGACACATACTCACCGACTGTAGCCATGTTCAACACGCTGACCTTGCCGACCAGATCAGAGTAACCGTCACTCAACTCATTGAAATACTGAGGTTGCTCGTCTGTTTCAATGGCACTGTAGCGCGTGTGCACTCTCAACGTCGCTAACCGCTGATTGCCACGATGATCCTCACAGATATGTACGAACATCGGGTTAGCGCCAACAGATGTAAGGCTATCCAGATCTTCTTTCTGACGTGTTATGTCCTGTATCTTAGAACGGACATCCAAGTCCGGTATCAAGTCCCCCATATTTCGCAAAGCACGCCACGCCATTGTGCTTCGACCTGCACCTAACTCTCGAAACAACTGTTTCAATTTACCGTCTGATTCGCTCACCTGTTCGTTGCGTGATGCCTCATATTCACGGCAGTGCACCGCAGCCATCTCATATACTGACCACGGGGTCAGTGCCGCCGCAGCTTTCTTGACCGCAGTAGCCAGCTTACCGCTCCACTGCATGTAGTGTTCTGAGCTATAGCTAGCGTATCTACCATTCTCAATGGTGCGGCTGACCACCGCATAAGCACCCTCAAGTCGGTAGATATAAAGCTCACCCCGAACAAATGTCTCGTGCGGGTAGTACACCCAACATCTATGCTGACCGTCCTCATGGTTCAAGGCAAACTGCACACCGTGCATTTTCTTACGCAGCGCGTTTTGAAACTGCGTCAAATCTTTGATCGGTTGAACATCGGAAGGCTGTCTTGCAATGACATCCTTGGTTCGATGTATAAACTCTGCTTTTGGTTTGTTAGCCCACATAACACTTTCTCCTTACATATCACTTGTTTTGATGTGTACGACCTTGCCCGTATCGGGAGTCGCATCGTCGTTGTCCAGAACACACCACAGAGTCGGGCAGTCCCATGTACCCCAGTCACCGAACAGGTAACCATCGGTGAGGATGACTGTCGCCTGCGGCTTGATCTGATGCTCGTCCATGTATCTGACAACACACTCGACATCGGTGCCGCC